GTGCTGGTCGAGTCGGGTCGTCGCTATGCCATCGTGCTGGTGAGCGGCGCTGCGCACCGCGTCGGCTTCACGACCGGCACCGAGTATACCCAGGGCCTGCTGATGTATGCGCAGGACGGGCAGTTTTTCACCGAGCAAGCCGACCGCGACCTGATGCTGCGGCTCAACTTCGCCCGCTTTGCAAGCCCGCGCACGATCATCCAGATGCAACCCTTGCAGCTCGCGGGTGGTATTGCCGACATCGATCTGCTCTATGACGGCGTGACCCCGGCCGGCTGCCAACTGGTCTGGGAGTACCAGACTGGCGGCATCTGGCGACCCATCATCGATGGCCCGGAGCCGCAGTTTGGCGGCGCGGCTATTCTGCCGCTGCGGGCGGTGTTTGTCGGCACGCAAGACCTCATGCCCGCCGTGCGGCTGGGCAGCGCTGGCTCGCAAGTGCGCGTAGCGCGTACCGGGACTGGCTTTGTGCACATCAGCACGCCGCGCACACTCAGCACGGCCTCCAGCGACATCCGGGTGCGGCTGCTGCTTGAAGACTTTAACCCGGCTGCCCCGGCCAGCCACACGGTGAGCTGCCAGCTCATCATCGGCGGCAACACCGTCAGCCCGGCAAGCACCCGCGACGAGATCGTCGATGGCCGAAGCCGCTGGCGAGAGTTTCGCTTCACGCCCACCGCGACCACTAGCTACCGCATCCGCATTGAGGGCACGGGCGTGACGGCGCAGCATCCGTGGCACGTCGCCGAGCGCTACGACTTGGCGCTGTAAGGACAGGAGGCCAAGGCCATGCCCACCCGATTTGAAGCCTACCGCATGCGAGATGGCGTCACGCCGCTGGCGGAGGACTACTTCAACCCGCTACTAGCCGACATCGATGCACGCATCGCGCAGCTTGAAGACCAGCGCGTGGATCTGCAGCGTGTCATTGACGATCTGACCGCGTTTGGCCTGCAGCGCATTGATACGCTGGTCGGCCCAGCCATGGCAAACCTCAGCCAAGCGATAGCCGACGCACTGGCACAGCGCGATGCGCTCATCGCCGCCGTCGGCAATGTGAGCAACCTTGCTACCCAAGCGCAGCTAACCGCTGCCATCGCAGCCGAACAGACGGCGCGGCAGTCCGCCATCGCCGCCGAGCAGACGGCGCGGCAGGCGCTGGAACAGCAGCTCCTGGCGCTCATTGCGGCTGCTTTGTAAGGAGGGAACATGAGTTTTACCAGCTTTCGAAACAGTTTTCTAGCCGAAGCCGAGTCGCGCCTTGATGCGATCAATGCTTCCACCGCCACCACCACCGACTTACTGGTGGCGGGTGCGCTCTACAAGATGGCCGCTGCGGTGGCCCAGCTCGATTTACTCGGCCCGTCCGCCCTACGCCTGCTGGAGACCATGACCGGCACGCAGCTAGAAGCGTGGCTGCAAGACACGACCAACCGCGACGCCTTCGAGCGCATCCTCGCCAGCCCAGAGGCCATGCGCGCGGTGGCGGCCAGCAGCACGGCGATGGCGGCGGTGGCGGCCAGCAGCACGGCGATGGCGGCGGTGGCGGCCAGCAGCACGGCGATGGCGGCAATCAATAATAGCGACACCGCGCTCGACGCGCTCTATGCCTCGCCACTGGTCGTCAAATACACGCACGCAGGCAGTACCTGGTCGGCAAATCCGCAAATCCTGCGCAACGGCGCCGGGCTCTTCGTGCGGCTCACGCAGCTGGATAACTCCAGCGGATGGGGCGATAACTTCAGTGGTTATCACTATCTGCGCTTTGACGGCAGCAATATCCCGATCGCCAGCACCAACACCGGCCTGCCGTACAACTTCACGCAGGTCAATGCCAAGTTTGGCCGCCAGCCCGCGCGGCGATTTAATTCGCAGTTCGGGTTTTGTGACTACAACAGAATCGAGTTGGCGTGGATACCGCTCTAGGAGACCGGACATGTATGTGGTTCTGAACAATTCTGGCGAGGTGGTAGGTGTGCTGGATGGCGCCCAGGATATTCCTGGGCTGCGCGTGCTGCCCGCTCCCCCGGACTTCGACCCAGCGCACGCGAGCGAATACCGCCTGCAAGGCCAGACGCTGATCCGCGATCCCGCGATCGTGCTCGCACGTGCCAAGGCCGCGCGCATCGCCGAGATCAAGCGGCAGGCGCAGATCAATATCGAGGCGCTCACCTGGCGCCTGCAACGCGCGCAGGAGCGCGACCGCCTGGGGCTACCTGGCGAGACCCCCGAAGAGGTGATGCTCGAGCGCGAGGCGATCCGGCGCGCCTCCAACCGCTGCGAGGGCGAAATCAACTCCGCGCAGGATGTATCGGCGGTGCAAGCGGTCACCTTTGCCGTGACCGATGCCGACCGCGCTAGCCCAGCGCGCATCACGCGGTTGCAATTTTTAAAGCGCTTTACCGACGCAGAGATGCAGGCGATTGTGGCGGCTGCCGAGACCAACGCCATGCTCAAGGCTGCACTGCTCAAGTGGCAGACGGCAGAGGGCATTGTGCTCACCGACCCCGCGACGAAGGCCGGAGTGCAGGCACTGGAGATCGCCGGGCTGATCGCGGCGGGCCGCGCCGCGCAAATCCTCGCTGTGGGATGACGCCATGCGCCAGCGCCTGCTCAACATCCTGATAGCCATCGACCAACTGATTTGGGTCATGCTGACTCTGGGAAAAGGCATGCCGGACGAGACCATCAGCGCTGCCGCCTGGCGCATGGAGCAGCAGGGCAAGCTCGCCGGGCGCGTGCTGCGCCCGCTGATCGATGCCATCTTTTACCCGCTCGAGCGCGACCATTGCCGCATGAGCTTTGAATCCGAAATCCAAAGGCAGCAACTGCCCGAGGTTTACCAACACCCAGCCATCTATAAGGAGTAAATATGGCAGACACCTTCCTCCACGGCATCGAGGTCGTCAATATCGACGACGGCATCCGCCCGATCCAGACGGCACGCTCAAGCGTCATCGGTCTGGTGGGCACCGCGCCCGCGGCGACCGACACGCTCTTCCCGCTCAACACCCCGGTCATGGTGACCACTCCGCGCCAGGCGGCGGGACTTGGCAGCACCGGCACGTTGCCCGACGCCATCCGTCTGATCCACGCGCAGGGAATCGCGCCGGTGATCGTGGTCATCCGCGTGCCGGACGTACAGGACGACCCAGCAACCACCGCCGTCAACGAGCGGATAGCCGCGGTCATCGGCGGTACTAACCCCACCACTGGCGAGCGCACCGGCATCGCTGCGCTGCTCTCGGCGCGCGGCACGGTTGGCGTCACACCCCGCATCCTGCTCGCGCCGGGCTTTAGCCAGCACAAGACGGTGGCCGATGCGCTGATCGGCGTGGCGCAGCAGGTGCGCGGTGTGGCCTTGATCGACGGTCCCAACACCACGAGCGCCGCGGCCATCGCCTATCGGCAGCAATTCGGATCCGACCGCGCCTATATCATCGACCCCGGCGTGATCGTGGGCGGCCAGACGCTGCCCGCCAGCCCCGCCGTGGCGGGCCTGATGGCGCGTATCGACAACGAGCGCGGCTTCTGGTGGAGCCCGTCGAACAACCCCATCCTGGGCGTCACCCGCGCCGCGCGCGCGGTGGACTTCGAGCTCGGCAACGCCAGCTCGGAGGCCAACCTGCTCAACGAGCAGGGCGTCGCCACCCTGGTGTCCGAGCAGGGCTTGCGCCTGTGGGGCAACCGTAGCGCCAGCAGCGACCCGAAGTGGGCGTTCCTCTCGGTGCGCCGCACCGCGGACATGATCCACCAGGCGCTCTTGCAAGCCCACCTGTGGGCGGTCGATCGCGCCGTCGGCCGCGCCTATGTGCGCGACGTGCAAGAGGGCGTGAATGCTTACCTGCGCCATCTCAAAAACTTGGGCGCGATCCTGGGCGGACGATGCTGGCTAGACGAAGAGCTCAACAGCCCGGCCAACATCGCTGCAGGCAAAGTCTATTTCGACTTTGACTTCACGCCACCCTACCCGGCCGAGCGCGTTACCTTCCGCAGCCACCTCGTGCCGGACTACGCCAACACCTTGTTTGAATAAGGAACTCCATCATGGCCATTCAGCATGTTCTCGCCAACATGAGCGCTTTCGTCAACGGGCGCGGCTACGTCGGCCGCGTGTCAGAGTTCACCCCGCCAAAACTCGCGCCAATCGTGCGCGAATACAAGGCAGGCGGCATGGGGGCGGAGGTCGCCATCCCGATGGGCGCAGTGGAAAAGCTCGAAGCCTCTTTCACCCTCACCGGCTACGACCCTGACGTGCTCGCTGCTTTCAGCGTAGTGCCAGGAAATCTAATTCCGCTGCGCTTTGTCGGCGCGATGTATGACTACGACGGCACCTGCCGTCCGATCGAGATCACCATGCGCGCGGTGCTGGCTTTTGAGCCCGACGCCTGGAAGCCGACCGAAGCCTCCGACCTGAAGGTCACCGCCATGATCCACTACTACAAGATGGACGTGGACGGGCGCACCGTGCACGAGATCGATCCGGTGAACCTGGTGGCCGTCATCAACGGCGTCGACCAGCTGCAATCGATGCGCGCAGCGCTGGGGGTGTGAGATGCTGATCCTGCCCAAGACCACCGCCGCCCTATACGGCTACCTGCTGCGCGAGGGCGTGGTGCTCAACATACCCGATGCGGTCGCTGAGCGTCTCATCCAATCTGGGCATGCGATCGCCTATGTCGAGCCCGCGCCTGCGCCCGAGCCGCCTACAACCCCCGTGCAACCTTCGCATAAACGCGCTAAAAAGGAGGTATAAGGTATGGCCACTCTGACCCTGCGAGAACCCATCTTAATCAACGGTGCCAAGATCAGCGTGCTCAAGCTGCGTCGCCCCAAGGTGCGCGACCTCGAAGCGATCGACAAGATCACGGGCGAGACGGCCAAGACCGTGGCGCTCATTGCCAACCTGTCCGAGCTGCCGCCGGAGACCATCCGCGAGCTGGATGCCGCGGACTTCGCCGCCGCCAGCAAAGCCGTGGCCGAGATGCTGGGAAACGTCTGATCC